GGATTTGATTCAGATCGCGGTTACATCTTTAACTATGCGTCTACTAGTATTTCAGTATCTACTACTAAGAAAACAGCCTTCTTGATTCGACTAGCACCAAGCGTGAGCAATGCTATTGTTGGCGACTTAGGGGATAGGGAACTACTAAATCGTGCTCAGTTGTTGCTACAAGCTATTGAAGTAACATCGGACGGCACAACTGGAGGTGCAACACCTACTACAATTACTGGCGGTATCGTTGTTGAAGGTGTATTAAATCCACAAAACTATCCAGTTAACCCAAGTGATATTGCCTGGGGCGGCTTAAGCGGCCTAGGTCAAGGTGGTCAGCCAAGTTTTGCACAGATTGCCCCTGGTGGTTCCGTAAACTGGAACGGTGGCGCAAGTCAAACAACTGCAACTGTAGCCACTCAGGGTGCTATGACTGCTAACCTAGTCTATAACTTTAACATTGGTTCTAACGTAAACTATGCTTATGTAACTACAGCGTCTTGGAATAGTAGCGGAGCATTCGTTGGTGTTACTGTACAAGATGCACGATGGCCATCGGGTACTACTATTGTTAGTAGAACTAACTACGGAAGCTATGACCTAGTCTACTTTAGCAGAAATAGCACACAGCCCCAGACCGCTGGCGCCAACTTAACTATTACACTTGGTGGAACACTAGTTAATACTAACTTCTTGTACTTCCAAAAAACTAGTTTTGAAGCTGTGGCGATTCAGCTAGGTACTGAATTAAGTGATTCTAGATTCCCGGCGGGTACTAAGGTAACAAGTATTATTGGTCCGTCAACGTTTGGTACAACACAATATTATCGTGTTAACTTTAACCAAAACTCAACAGCAAGCATTGGCTCAACAGATATTACGTTTACATTTGGTCAACCACCTTATGCGCTACCTGGAGAAACTGTATTCTCCTTCGTTGCACAACCCGGTGAGCGAGCAGAATTAGACTTGTCTGCGTTGAAAGAATTAACCAATACGCCACTAGGAGGTCGAGGAACTTATCCTAACGGCCCTGACGTGTTAGCTATTAACATTTATAAGGTGTCTGGATCTAACGCAAGTGCTAACGTAATTTTACGTTGGGGTGAAGCTCAGGCTTAAAGACTGTCGATTATATCAATAACAGTTTGGATCTTAGTTTGTATAACGCGGTTACGCAGACTAAGGTCCAATCCCTTATGTACGGGTTTAGGAAGATTGTTGAGATCAAACCACCCCCAGGCAAGGTGTTCTGAGCTTAGTACTGGGATAAACTCTTGCTCAACTATACAAAAGTATGTGTGAAAATTGAAAAGACTGTCATTGCTGACAAACTTTTCTAAAGGTATAGTTTTCTTTATAGTTGGAACTAAGCCTAGCTCTTCTTCAATTTCTCGTTGAAGTCCCTGCCAGGCTGTTTCGTTAGAGTGATTAGTGCCGCCGACTAACCCCCAACGACCGGAATGTTTTCCGTCTCTTTTTTGCAGTAGTAAAAATCTGTGAGTCGATTTGGCGCAAATTAATGCGCCACTGCAATCAATTAATTCTGTTAGAGTTCCAGTCTCCATTCGCCTCGCCTATATTCTCCATCAAAGGATTTAACCCATGATACACCATTCCACTTGTATTGAACTAGTGTATATATATTAGTCTGATAGACGATTACATCATCGTGTTCTTGAGCGGAAAATACCACGTGCCACTGGCTTCCGTCCCATTCAATAATGTCGTTGGCTTCTGCAATAAAGTCACTTTGATCGGCATTCTTCCATGCATCTGGACCATCTTCGTTAAAGTTAAGCACATAATGAACTGTGCTATTTGCCTGAATAATCTGATCAGCAAGAATATAAAACGTTCCATTCTTATTAACTGAAGTAGCACCTACTTCTGAACCGTTGACAAATAATTTAAATTCGTCAACTTTGTCAAAATCTACACCAGTATTGATGGTTTGAATTTTATTAGTATTGACAAATGTATCTCTAATACCACCGCCAATATTGTCTATTATTAGATAACGAGTTCCAGCTACAAGGTTACTAGGGCCTGTAGTAGTAGGGTCAATGATGGCGTCAAAACTGCCCCACGAATCCTCATCTCTTGCAGGCCCTGAAATTGTAGTGTTACTAGGATATGTATCAACGTCCCAATTGATTGATAATATAGTGCCGTCTAATGGATTTAAACTTATGTAACCAACAATTTCTCTACCATCAGACTGTCTTAGATACAACTTGCTAAGTCCGGCTTGGTAGGTACCTGGATGTTGATCTAAAATCATAGTCCAGGCAAGATATTCTCCAGGATCAGTTGAGCTTATTAGTCTTATAGTACCTTCATTGACAATGATATCAAAATTGCCAATTGTAGTTTTTTGGTTCAATATAGGATTGCTAGGAACAGCAGTACCACCCATGATATCTACACCTAATCCGTCAATGTATCCAAACTCAGGATCACCTACAGTACTAAAAACACCTGCAATGATATTAGTAACAATACCCAACTTCTTAACTTTAGCTGGAGGACTTAACCATATAGGAGTTTCTAAACTCATACTAGCTACGTCAATAGATATGTTTGTTCCAACAGGAATAGTTCGAGAGCTAAAAGTTACATCACCTAGTTCTACTACACTTAAACTGGTCCAGTCAACAAAATTATCTGTTGTTTGGATCTCTAGACTAGGATTAAACAATGTTAGTATTTGTTCAAGTATCTGTAATTTCTGTTCTGTGCTAGAACTCCAAATGTCAACTTTTAAAGTTAACTTATAAGGAGTTGGCATTAATCTTTCAACTGTATAATTTTGTCCTTGCTGGCTTGTGTAGACATCGTCTTCAATAGCTCGTTCTCTAATATGTAATTTACCTACATGAGTAGAATCACCTAAACGACTTCTATCTAAATCTAAGTCAGTAACATAAACTGCAATTCTAGGTGCAGAATTTAAATTATTTTCAGAGTTTTGATTAATAATATGTGCGGCTTGTCTATCAATATCACCGTACATTACAGGGACTCTAACTAATGTTCCATCACCATACTTGACCACAAAATTAGACATAAGTCTAATAACTTGAATAATGTATCTTCTTATTTGTCCGTCGTAAAAATACTGCATTATAGGTCCGCCTTGGGTCTAAGAGCTTTAGACAATGATTGTCTTTCAGCAACTTCTTCACCAGCAATAGTGTCAGTGTTGGTGTTATTAATGAATCCAGTTTTAAGAGTTTGTCTAGTATCAGTATTAGTTAAGGTATGTCTTACTGCATCTTCTCTCTTAACCCATCGAGTACCGTCGTACCTAAAAAGACGATTAGGAAAAAAGTCTGTTCTCAAAAAGAAATCTCCTTCGACAGCACCAGTTGGGAAACTAATGCCATGCCCAAAGTCTACCCCATTTGGAGCAATACCGTCGCCTACTAGATAACCAGTGTATCCGTCTCGTTTAGGTCTTTCTGCTAATCTACTAGCATCGAGTGTTGTTGAACTTACATCTGGTGGCGCAGTTTCATCATCAACTGTGATTAATAATGGTTTGCCTTTTTCGTCAAGTGCTAGTGAATAGAACTGTTGTGTTTCATAACCACTCTTAGGAGCATCTGCTTCTGCTTGAGCAAGAATTGCATCGTTAATTTCTAATTCTCTAGACTTAGTGCTTAATATGTCTTGTAACGATGAGCCACCGTATGTGCCAAAATACGTTGTATTAGTTGGCAGATTACCGGTTGACTCTAGTGTTGTTTGATATAAGACACCTTGATATCTAACAATGTCGCCAACCTTATATGTTTGTCCTGCATCATAGTCGCCTTTAAAATTAGCATCTTGGTCTGCTGGCTTAGTTAGTATGTCAGAAAACTGTTGTGAATCTGCAATCTTTGTTAGTTTTAATCTATACAAGTGTGGATACCATGTGCGACTAAATCCTTCAGCCGCACGTCCTACATCACTGATAACAAAGAATCTTGGAAGAGCTATGTCAGCATCATTAAGAGCATACTCGTCTCGAAGATGAGGCAATTCAATAACATCTCCGCTAATTGGTTTTCTTCCTATGGTTCTAACAAAGTCATTAATATGCACAGTCATAAACACGGTGTCGTTTTCAATAAACAGGGCAAATTGACTTAGATTAAAATCAATATCTTGAACATTATAAATGCCACGTATTCTATAGATATCGCTATCGTATTTTCGATCACGATTTTCTAAAAGTAGCAGATCTTGTATGTTAGTTTCTTTGACAGCATCGTACTGAGGTTGATCAGCAGTGGCGTTTTCGTCACTGGGATTCTTTGGACCTAGGTACTTGTGCAAATGTACATCAGTGCCGCCAACTTGAAACATCTCAGAAATTGCTCTGTCAATGTACTTGTAGTCTGCACCTTTTTCGGGCTTGTAGAGTGATAATCGTGGCATAGTACAATATTTAGCGAATAAATAATACGGGAGATCCAAATGTCAGACAATCCAACAGAAGTTAAACAACAAGTCTATAACTATTGCAGAACCATGCTAGGCGATGGCATGATCGATGTAGAACTAGACCCTATCCACTACGAAACTGCTCTTGATAGAGCTCTAACACGCTTTAGACAACGTAGTCCAAATTCTGTAGAAGAAAGCTATGTTTTTCTTACTCTAGAAAAAGATAAAAATGACTACATTTTACCCCAAGAAGTTATCAATGTACAGAGCGTTTTTAGACGCACACTAGGTTCTAGAACAGGCGGCGGAACTGGTACAAACTTTGAACCGTTTAATCTAGCCTATACAAACACTTATTTGTTAAATTCAACTATGCTAGGCGGCATTGCTACCTACTACTTGTTCGCCGGATATCAAGAAATGGTTGGTAAAATGTTTGGTAGCTACATTGAATTTCAGTGGATCCCTACAAGTCGTACACTAAGAATTTTACAGCGTCCATTTACAGAAGGTGAAGTTCTAATGCTACGCTGTCAAAACTATAGACCTGATTATACAATCATTGAAGATATCTATGCCAAGCAGTGGGTTAGGGACTATACTCTAGCAAACTGCAAGTTAATGCTAGGAGAAGCACGTAGTAAATTCCAAAGCATTGCTGGACCACAAGGTGGCGGAAGTCTCAACGGTGGCGACTTAAAATCAGATGGCAAGGCTGAAATTGAAAAGCTAGACAAAGAGCTAGAAACCTTAATCAGCGGTGGAACTGGCTACAGTTTTGTTATTGGCTAAAGAAAATATTGACAACGTGATCTAATTATAGTAAATTATAGTATCGCTAAGGAGATACTATGATTATTGGATTCGTTGGATTTATTGGTTCTGGCAAAGATACTGCCGCAGATTATTTGGTTAACTTTCACGGATTCCGACGAGACTCCTTTGCAAACACCCTCAAAGACGCAGTGGCCGCAGTATTTGGCTGGGACCGAGTATTGCTAGAAGGCCGC